AACTTTTACTGAAAAGGAAATCAAAGGGAATGACGAACGCTTCTGGCCATTTGCTGTGCCAGTGAAAGAGGTGGAAGGATGAGGGGATTGATAATAGTCATTTTAGTCTCTACAATAACTTCTTTTATTGTTTCCTTTCTCGTAATGAAATTCCATTTAAGAATACTTAATAAATGGTTGCAAAAGTTTTTCGATGAAGAAACCAAACGAATAAAAAGTTACTTGTCTAGAGGCAAGTAGCACAAAAATTTTTAACAATTGGAATAGGAGTGTCAAGATGGAAAAAGCTAAAAGCTAAAAGCTTAATTATATGGAATAAAGACGAATCAACAATGAAATCTGAGAAAGTAACAAATTTTATAGAGGACTGGCAAAGAGCAAAGCGAATATTGCAGTTGCTCGATTAGTGGATATGAAGACTATATAAACAGCGAAAGAATGTACTTCTAAGAGAAAAATTTATTTTCTATAAAAATAGGAAAGTATCATTATGAAAAAGACCACAGAGATAAATAAACCTACCACATAAAAAATGAATATTTCTTGCGATTCAATATAGGTATGTTTAACAATTTGTACAATAAAAAATACTATAGGTAAAAAAGATAACATGAGGAGCTTATTTGTTCTAGAGTGTTTGACAAAGTAACAAAACGCGACAACACCAATACAAACGGGAATCCAAAATAACAGCATGCTCCACATAGTCACTCAACCATCTCCTATACGCTTTATTATCAATAGATAATATCATTTTTCGTAATAAAGATAAAAAAATAAGTAAGGCTTCTCATTAAATATAAAAAAGACAGCCGACCACTGGCTGTCCTTAGCAGAATATTGAAATAGTGAGCCATCTGTTTTCCGCCAGATAGCTCAACATGTATATGGGTAACGAGTGCAACCTCGCTACTTGAAAAGCTTAGCATAAGCATGGGTATAAAAAAAGCCGGATTCCTCCGACCTTAATTAATAATTCTGACACAATTATTATATCATAAATGGAGGAATCAATGGATGGTACTTTTCGATGTAAAGAAGTATGAGACACCAGAGGCAAAAGATGTGGATATGGATCGCACAAAACATAATGTTGGTGTTTTCCTTTCAGCATATCTGTCAGCTAGATGTAGGGTAGGTCAACCTCGTGAGCCTAAAGTAACAGCATCTTACTCCTTGGTTCCACCTTCTACTGCAAATAATACATTTGAAGCAGAACGAATGATGATTGAGAAAGAGGAAGCACAACAAGAATTTGAGTACTTGCACAAATTATTTATTCGTGGCTATTCAGCAATTCAGCATCCGCATAAACCTGATGTAACAGAAAGACGGAAAAAGATATTCTATGATCGTTATATCAACGGTATGTCGATTTATGTAACTGCTCAAAGAAATAATACGAGCGAGGAATCTGTAAAAGCAGAATCGAACAAAATCATCATTCAATTTGCTTCTTCATTAGAACTGGTTGCTTTTAAGTAGCCAGTTTTTACACTTTTTATACCCATTTACTACCCAGAAGCTTTCCTTTTTATACCTTTTTTGTACCGATCAACTACCTAGCAAATGATTTATTATGATAGTGTCGAAAGATTAGGAAACAGGACTTCGACAAAAACAATTTGAAGGGAGGAAATCTCCCTCATCGTTGTAATTAAGCTTCGATAGACAGCAGCAAATAAACTAAAGGATGTGGGGTTCAGCTCCTGCGGATAGTTCATATGTTGCTGTGGCGGAAGTAGGAGACGCAACGGTCAATGGTGAATAACCTCGTGAGAACCTAGTAGGTTCTTGTGTGTAGTGCAATCCCACTCCAGTGACTTTGGGAGGACTTATTTAACACTGGTCAGTGTAATAAGTATCTGACCCATAACAATAGCAACTGAGGCTGTGGTAGGGAAGAGAAGCGGTTGTCAGGCTTGTGTAAGGTTGTTGGATTTGTTTGTATCTACAATATGAACATGCTTTACTAATTATCAAAAATTGTTTATCCTGTATGGAAAATGTTCTCAGAGGTGAAACAATTTATGTTAGAAACTAGTGAATTGAAAAAAGATGGCATCTACATGGCTAAAGTAGTCGGAGAAAAAGAACTTTATAAAATCAAAATTCGTAATATTTTAGAAAGAACAGCAGTCGTCGAGTTAGTGGACGACAGCAATAAGGTAGCTGTAGTTAAGTTAAAAGATATTAGAGAAGCTGTCCTATAAAGGATAGCTTTTTGTTTTGAGAAAAAAATTTGCCGGTATCAAATCTGGCAGATTGTAGGGCCTATTTACTTATAATTCGAGTTTTGCAACAAAAGCTACAAAATAAAAATTCGTCTGAGGGTCTTTTTAAGCTAATAGAGAGAAGAGCATCATTATGTTCTGTATGATACCCGATAGCAGTGATTTCATCTTTTTGTTTAATACGATGGCAAGTGCATTCGTGAATGACGAATCGATTATTCGATATTTTTAACTTTTTCTTTTTGATCACATAGTAAGGCATTTTACTTACCTCTCTTTTTTACTCTATTATACAGCGAAAGGATAAAAAGTCATGAAAAAGTTAAATCAGATGAATGATTAGAAGGGACAAGGTAAAGACTCGTAAGCAATACAAGCTACATTTTTTTACAACATTTGATCAAAGTGTATTGTCTAGGGAGGACTGTTTACACAAGTCTGTCACTTAGAATGTATGAGATAAACTTGGATGTTACAGAGTCTTGCTACCAATATCTTAGGAGGGAATTATGAAAACGAGGCAAATAATTTGGAGAAAGATTACACGCTAATCCAAGATGCGTCAGAGGCCAATAATCAAATTATATCAAAAAAGCCTATACTAGTTTCCGCTAGTATAGGCAAATGACTATAGTAAAAAACAGTTTACAAAAAACGAGCATTAATGTCTAGTGAAATCATTATTGCCCATTTATAAGAAAATCAAACACACTTCTCTGTGTAGTTACATAAGATCGCTCGTTGAGAGGTCTTTTTTATTTTGTCTTAAGGAGGAATGAACTCATGAAACAATACACTGATAAAGATTTTGAGGAAATGAAACAATTAAAGAAGGGCTTTGAAGAAGTTGGTCAAGGTCAAGTATTTACGATTGGAACTATTCAACGTAGATTACGTGTTGGAAAGGAACGAGCTACTGCTCTTTACAATGATTTGATCTCAGATAGAGAGAAGGCCACGTGATGAGAAACTACTGGTACGTATCACTATCTAATAGGTATCCACAGCCGAATGAAGGTGATCTAGTTAGAGTCGTCCAGTCAGTTCAGATCAAAAAGAAATACTCCATTGTAGAAATGACCAGAGAAGCGACACCGAAAGAAATTGACAAATATAATCTTCGATACTGTGGATATGGCTACTTTAATGAATCACATATTGAAGAAAATATTAACAAGAATTCGAGGGATACAAATGCAAATTGAAGTAATGAAGTTACAGGACTTAAAGCCTGCTGATTATAATCCAAGAATTAAGTTAGAACCTGGTATGGCCGAATACGAGAAGTTAAAACAGTCCATTTTGGAATTCGGCTTTGTTGATCCACCTATTTTTAACAAACGAACAGGAAATCTCGTAGGCGGTCATCAACGGGTTGCTGTGGCTAAAGATTTGGGCCTATACGAAGAGATAGACGTATCTGTCGTTGATTTACCACTTGATAAGGAAAAAGCTCTTAATGTGGCTCTCAATAAGATTACTGGGCATTGGGATGATGAAAAGCTTTCTGTTTTGTTGAAAGAATTAGAAAATGAAACCATTGTTTTAACAGGGTTTGAATCGGAAGAAGTAGAAGAATTACTTACTGCGTTTGAGTATAAAGAAGATACCGAAAAGCCTGTAATAGAAGATGGATTCGAAGTGAATGAATTTATAGAAAATCATTCTGATCCTAGAACTAAATATGGTCAACTATGGAAGCTGGGTAAGCATTATTTATTATGTGGCGATGCTACGAAAGCGAGCGACGTCGAAAGATTGCTACAAGGTAAAAAGGCAAATTTAGTTGTCACTGACCCACCATATAATGTAGCGGTGAAATCTGATAATAAAGAATTAAACGAATCTGGTCGAGATAAAATTATGAATGACGATATGAGTGATGAAGAGTTTGATCAATTTTTAATGTCTGTATTCCAAAACTATGCTGATTCTATGGAAGATAACTCAGCAATTTATGTCTTTCATGGATCTTCTTATCAACGAGAATTTGAAAATAGCATGAATGCTGCAGGTATTGTAGTTCGTTCACAGTGTATTTGGGTTAAAAACAATGCAACGTTTGGTTGGAGTCAGTATCGTTGGCAACATGAACCAGTTTTTTATGCATATAAGGAAAGATATGCACCTACGTGGTACGGAGATAGGAAACAGACAACGGTTTGGCAAGACGACTTACTAGAAGATTTACCAGCAACCATTTGGAGAGTTCCCAAAGATGATGTGAATGCATATTATCACCCGACACAAAAGCCACTATCATTAATTGCTATACCAGTAAAAAATAGTTCTAAAAGACAGGATATCGTTTTAGATTTGTTTGGCGGGTCTGGTAGCACATTAATGACCTGTGACCAGTTAGATCGTGTTTGTTATACTCTCGAATTAGATCCTCTATTTTGTGATGTAATTATTGAGAGATGGGAACGAGCAACAGGCAACGAAGCAATTTTAGTTTCAGAATAAAAAAGAAGCCGAGTGCGCTAACACTCGACTACTTCAACAAGGACCGTAAGCCCCCGAAGACACAGAAACCACACGCGCGTGCTTTCTAGACAGTTCTGTGTCTTTTAGCATTCTAACAAATGCGGGGTGCTTACACAATGGAAAACGAAAACTTTGATTTAGATTATGAGATTGAAAAAGCGATGGAGAAAGCAGAGTCTATTGATGAATATAAAAAGATCATTCGTGTCGCTTTGGGGAAATGGTTGAAAAATCTCCAATCAGGACAAATCAAGTTAGATAAAGTTTCCGATTTAAAGATATTAATTGAAGCTGATCTCATGTTGAAAGATATTGATAGTTAGAGGATAATTAAACTAAAAATATTGGAGGACATAAGATGGTTTTAAATATCTTATTTGATCATAATGGTAATTTTATGTGGTCAAGTTTAGCAACTTTAGCTAGTTTTATAGCTGCATGTTTAGCTTATAGAAGTTCAAGTAAAAATAGTAAAATTCAAAAAGAAATTGCTCAGCAACAAATAGATGCTAATTTAAAAGCAAAAGCAAGAATAGAATGGATAACCGAGGTACGAAACTTAGTTAGTAAATATTTATCTTATCTGTTCGATATTAAAATATTGGTTAGCAGAATGCAAGATATTGAAGAGGAATTAAGTGGTTTAGAGAAGAAAATGAATCAAGAACCAACTTATATTAATAGACAAAAGGAGTTAAAAATAAAACAATTAAAAAAAGAAGAGGAATTAATGATTTGTATACAAGAATCTATTTTAACTGCAGAAAAAATATTACTTCATTTCAGCAAAAAAGACGAGCATAAGGCTATTGAGAAAGAGTTATCAGATTCTGTAGATATTATAAAAGATATAGAGGCAAGAGAAGCGAGACCAGGTTTCTACAATTTGCATTTGCCAAAAACTGATAAAACTTACGCTAGTGAAATGAGAGGTTTGATTGATAATTCAATTACTAGTATACGTAATATTTTTCGTGAATATCTAAAAACTGAATGGGATAGAGCAAAAAAAGGAGATTAGAAAAACAAAACTCAACCTAAACAGAATGTGAGGTGGTGTGTATTGAATGGCAAGAAAACGTGATCCAAGACGTGATGAAGCCAAAAGAATTTGGTTGGAATCCAACGGAGAAAAGCAATTAAGGGAAATTGCATCAGAATTAAATGTTTCAGATTCACAAGTTAGAAAATGGAAATCACTAGATAAATGGAGCGCTGAATTGAAAGGTAATGTTACCAATGTGAAAGGTAACGTTACTAATCAAGGAGGCGCTCCTTTTGGTAATCAGAATGCAAAGGGAAATAAAGGGAATAGCCGAGCATCACCGCCAGTAGGCAATAAGAACGCTTTGAAAACTGGCGAGTACGAAACAATATTTTTTAATACGTTAAGTGATGATGAGAAGGACATCTATTCAAGTTTAGATGATGATCCTTCTTTTGTTTTGTCTGAAGAAATACGGTTACTGAAGATTCGGCAGCTACGAATGATGAAAAGAATCAAAAAAGCCGAAGAAGGGCTAAATGAGGAAGAAGTTGAGCGACTACAACAGCTAAGAAAAATAAAAACTCCCATAGAAAAAGATGGTAAAAAGCTAGAAATTAAACGTCAAGCAATGCAAGATATCCAAGTAAGTAGAAAAGTATACCGTAAAATTGATGATATTCTTTCAATTGAAGATTCACTAACTCGGATTAGTAACCAGTTGACAAAATCGATTAAACAACTAAATGAATTATCCCTATTAGGAGGAAAAGTTGTATTAATGGAAGAGCAGAAACGGAAAATAGCCTTTGAAGCGGATATTCTCGAACATAAAGTCTCTAAACTTATTCTGAAACAAGGTGAGCAAAATAAAGTACAGGGCCTTATCGATATCGGCCAATCGCTTATTGGTCCAATAAAGAAAGATGAGGAGAGTGATGCAGATGAGCCAGTTGAAACTATCGACTAAGCAAAAAGAGAATATTTTCCAATCGCTCAAGGGAATTCGGATGGAATTGAACGAGGGAACGATTCGTTCAGGCAAAACCATGTCAGATGCGCAGAAAATGGCGTTGATCTATGCAGGACATCCTGATACGAACCATCTTGTACTTGCTTATAACCAAGAACAAGCTTACAGAATGTTTATGGATTGTGAAGGGTTCGGACTGGAACATATCTTTGCCAGCTGTGCTGAAATTCGACACGATGAGCATGGAGATCATTTATGGATCAATCTACCAGAGGGAGAAAAGCGGATCTATTATAAAGGCGGCGGAAAAGTAAATGCTGTCGGCGCTATCACTGGTATGTCATTTGGAACTGTCACTTTTTTGGAATTCAATCTGCTTAACAAAACGGTCATAGAGGAGGCTTTTCGTCG